GTAGGGAAGTAGGGTCTATTTGGTTTATTAGTTGTGTACTCATCACTCGCGTATTTACGAGCAAAGAAGAACTGCGTAGGTATCATTAGATCTGTCTCAAGTCTTGAGACAGAGTCTGTTGTAGTAGAGTCATCAAAACCAATACTTCTGTTTACAAGAAATCTATTTGCTACTTTTTCAGACATTTCTAAATAAAGTTCATCGTATATAATTCCCCAATCACTTTCTATCTTTTCCATCTCTGTATCATCTACGAACATAGATACACTTTTGAGAATATGCCTTCCCAATTGATCCGCGTAGTTTCCATTTGTGATCTTAGGCATTTTTATACTCAACCACATATTACTAAGCAAGTCACCCATATTTTGGGGATTAAACTGAACCTTGATGGTTTGTCCAAAAGGCCAATTGGGGATCTGCCCCGGATTGATTACATTCTTACTCCTGTGATATTTCCGAAAGTCAGAATGCCTTCTTGTAGTATTCGGGTTGAAGAACGACTCCGCTGGATCTTTGCAAAGCAAGTACGTGTCTTGCTTTCCAATAGCTTTAAGTGAAATTTTTGCCGCTTCACCCATACTTATCTATTGTCTACATATTTTTAATATCATCTTTCCACATTGTCATAGGAGAAGTAGACTTCATAACCTCGAGTTCCTTCTTTGCCTGTTTGGACTGCGCCAAAAGCTCTCTGACACTCTCATCTGTGTACTGAACTGTCTTGATGTTTAGAAGGTAGTCATAACTCCCATTTACTTCCGGGAATAGACCAGACAATTGGTTCTCAAGATCCTGTTTTTTGCGACGGAAGACCACAATATCTCCGTTGATAACCATAGACACAAAACGAGACTTGTAGTCACACATCTTAGATTTAGCCTCAAGAACCTTGATTAGATACTCTTTCCTCTTGTCATAATATTCACGACGAAGGGTTATGAAGTCTTTCAGAATCATCTCCGGAGTTTCATACTTGTGGATACCTCGGGTAGGGTGGAACAGGTGCATGTTTGATGTTCGGAAAGTCTTTTGAAGCTTGAGATCCTTAACGGCATCTTTGCCATTGTAGTCTTGGATGAGGAAATCCACATTCTCAGTTGTACTGTTATTTGTGAAACCACTAATGATTTTCTTTTCAACGAGGGTATCCAGATGTTCTTTGTAATCTTGGGTCCAGCGTCCCGGTGGGAGTTCAGTCACCTTAACTGTTCTTCCAATGGAGGTCCACACTCCTTGGGTCATCCACGAATCATCATCTTGTTCAAACACCGTTCCCTTGAAACCTCTGAACCAAGGCTTCATTCTTTTGATAGGATTACCATCAAGGAAGTTGAGGATATTGTTCCGAATATCTTTGGGGTTAAATGGAGGTACATAGCAGCTGAAACCGGTGCCAATACCCTCACTTCCATTGACCAAAATCATGGGTAAAGTAGGCATGTAGAACTCGGGTTCAATGGAGCGACCATCATCGTCTAGGTAGGTGAGAATCGCGTCATCTCGGGGATCAAATACATTCCTCGCTTCAGGTGTCAATCTCGTGAAGATATAGCGTGTCTGGCTGGCATCTTTCCCACCCATAAGCCGTGTTCCAAACTGCCCACAAGGCTCTAGGAGATTCATATTGTTGGAGCCTGTATAGTCATTGGCTAACTTCACAATAGTGTCGGCCAAACTTACTTCACCGTGATGGTAAGCAGACTTTTCGGCCACATATGCAGCCAATTGAGCTACTTTCATCTCCGCAGTCAAGTTCCTTTGAAAGCAAGAATACATCACCTTACGCTGTGAAGGTTTGAGTCCATCACAAACGTGGGCAATAGAACGCTTGAGGTCTGCGAGTGAGAAATTCACTAGATCCTTGTGAACAAAGTCTGTGATAGCCAGTTGTTTTACTTTCCCATAAGGTACTTCAAGTTCATTGGCTTCTTTGGCGGTACTCTCTAGAAGCCACGTCTTACGGTCATCAGCCTTCTTCTTGTCAAATGCCAAGGTGATAGATTTATCAGACATTACATCTGTATTAAACTTGACGGTAAGGTCTTCAATCTTTTTGAAGTACTCCCTAGCCTCAGCAGAAGTTGAGGTACCCAAACCCTTGTAGTACTTGATACGCCAACCAGATTGACCATTTCCATACCACGCACGAAACGCAGAGTCTGTATAGAAGGATTTACTTTGATTACCCCTAGAAGCCTTGATGATGGGTGTAACCATTGAAACAACGAATCCCAACTTGAGTAGACTCGGCCAAAAGTAGTCAATCATATTGAGAATTAAACCCTTGATGTGAGAACCATCGTTATCCGCGTCAGTCATGATCATGAGACGACCATAGCGAAGCTCTGACACATCTTTGTAGTCTTTTCCTTGTTGGAGACCCAAGATTTTCTTGAGATCATTGAACTCCTGATTTCCAGTCAACTGCGCAACAGATGCATCTCGGACATTCTTACACTTTCCCCGAAGTGGGAAGACGCCGTAGTGGTCTCTACCAACAACGGAGAGACCAGCGACAGCTAGAGTCTTTGCCGAGTCACCCTCTGTAACGATGAGTGTACACCTAGAAGACTGAGCTGTACCAGCTTTGTTTGCGTCATCAAGCTTGGGAATACCAGTAATCTTACTCTTACGAGCTCCACCATCAGTTTTGGCCAACTCCTTCATTTCCTTGAATTTTGAGAGAGCCGTGAGTTCATCGGAAATACCAGTCTTGAGAGCATTCTTGACGAATGTTTTGGGCATATCAAATTTAGAGCCAAAGTCTTGTGCTTTTAGGGTACACTCAGACTTAACCTGGCTCGAGAAGGTTGGGTTCTCAAGGATTGCTTTCACAAAGATTGCGAACGTGTTCTTAACCTGTTGAGGTCTGAGTTTGATCTTCTTAGCCATATCTTCAATGATCCCCGCAGCCACTAGAGAAGCTGCGTGATCAACGTGGGTTCCACCTTTACTGGTACAGATACCGTTTACGAACGACACCTGTTGCATACCATCCTCGGATGGACCAATACATACTGACCATCGGTCGGTTGTAACACAGTGTACATTATCTACACCAGTGTGCATTTTTGCGTAAGCCTCAAAGTTCTGTTTTGGGAGAACCTCGTCATTGAACTTTACTTTACAGTTTGGGGTTGTACAGATATTGGCATCCCAGACTCTCTTTTGGAAAATCTTGTAGATTGTGTTATCCATCTTAGACATCTTAAAACGCCTCCAATCTGGTGTGAACGTTACGGCCACGGATGATGTGGCACCTGAATGTTTTTTGATTTTTGGTGGTTCACAGACGGTCATATTGTTAGACCACTTCTGTGAGTAAGTTTGCTTTGTCTCATGATCCTTAATGACAATTGAAAATTCCGATGAGTAAATATTCGTCAACTTGGCTCCATAACCATTGCGGCCCCCAACAATTCTCTTTTGAGAGTCGTCGTAGTTTGTACTTGTTAGGAGATGCCCAAAGACCAATTCAGGATTCCAGATACCTTCCTTCTCGTGCATGCGAACACTGATACCCCCGAGAGGTCCATTGTTTTCAATAGTCACAGCACCAGTCTCTTTGTCTATAGAGACGGCGATGGATGAAACATTCTTGGGGTGTGTAGAGTTGCGATCAATTGCGTTAACGAGGATCTCATCAAAGATTTTCAAGAGAGCTGGGGAATACTTGATGTTCTTTTTCTCAAACTTTGATTTGTTACCGTTGAGAATCCAATACGCCTCGGTACTCAGGTCTACTGGACCAACATATGAGTCAGGTCTCTTGAGAACATGTTCAATGTGGGTGAGCTTTTGGACGCTCTCCATACTTTCTTGATTTTATTACAACTCAAAACTCTAACTTAGGTAAAAAATCTCAGCTTATATCAGATGACGAATAATAACAATCGTGCTCAACTAAAAAAAGCTGAACAAGAGCTGAAAAATATGAAAAGAAAGTATCTAAACATGTTGAATAATAACGGTAAAAATAACAATAATAAAACCAAAAATAGCCCAAAAAACAAGAATGTTGCCACGTGGTTAAATCGTGAAATGTCCCCGGGTAACAAAACCAATATAAAGCCATCCAAGAGAGCTTATCTCAAAACGAACGTGGCTAAGAATGGTAAGATTCTTCATGTTTATGATAGGGATGGTTTGAAGAATTACTTGGCGTTTTCGGATAAGATGGGCCTAAATGCCGAAAGACCCAGCCCTCTGACACGCAAGGTATTCAAACTCAAAAACATTAAGAAGTATCCACCCAAACTTATCTTAAAAGTTAGGCGTGGTAAAAAGACTACTAAGCCGTGATCTTCTTTTTAACAGATTCAAGAAGTTTCAAAACAGATATAGTTCCCGTGAATAAAAATAGTATCTGTTTGGTGATTGGTATCCGTATTTCATTTAGATGTGGTAAAGAAGGTCTTTGTAGTTTTTTATGAATTCGTTTTAATGAATCACATGTTTTGAGATATTTCCCCTCTGACATGTGATCCCTAGTCTCATCAATTGTATTCATCACTACGAGTAGATCTTGATCTACTGCCATAAATTATAATGATAATTTTTCTTTAGTTACCTTAAGAAGACATGTACACGTTCTTCATAATCGCCATATTTGTTCTCGTACTGGTGATGCAAAATAAGTCGAGAGGGCTGACACATTCCATCAAAAAATTGGTAAGACAATCTGCCCGCTACGCTACTGCCGCACAACAGGACAAGTCTCCAGCTATTGCCATTCTTCACGCAAATTACGCCGTGGCTTATCTCTACGCACTCAAGGATATTGCTTCTGATTCACAAATCCACAATGCCACGGGTATAGATGTTAAGAAGTTTGTGGAACACGTTACAAATGTACAAGATATGGTGACTAAACAGACGACTGAAAAATTCCCAGACTTTGCTGGTCGTGTAGATATGTATCTTTCAGAAATTGGTGGTGAATCCCAATGAGTACCTAAGTAAAACTTGATGATTTGAAAAATCAACTTAATCTACAAATATGGAGATTGTACGAAATGACCTCTGGAACCAATGTCTCAAGGATGCGATGAAAATGTATCGCATTGATGAGGCAAATGAAAAATGTGAAAGTTTG